ACCTCAATTTTTTTATCCTGCAACATATCTGCCACAAGTTGTTCACGTACTTTTCCATATTGTAAGTCTAAGTCAAATTTCTTGCGGTCTGCTACAGAAGGTTCCATTATTTATCCTTTTTGGTTTTTTGAGGTTGTTGTTGTTCTTTAGGAGGCTCGTAGTACCTAACTAAAGTATTTAATTGCCCATTAACATCTGACATAGCCTGTAGTTCTTTACCCACAGTATCAATCAAATTAGAATGGTCCCCTAAGCCTACAGGATTATTAAGCATAACCTCTATATTAGCGGCATGCCCATTCATCTGCCCTATCAGCTTAGACTTTAGTGCACTTATTATTAAATCTCGCACTTATTTTCTCCTTATTGTTAAAGTAACTTTTGTTAAATCCTCTTAACCATTCTTTCCCTCTAAACGAAGAGGGACTAAATGGATTAGTGGACTCATGTATAATAGACTTAGTTTTCTTTGTTCTATAAAAGTCTCTCTGACCTTGTACGTAGAATCTGTCAACAGTAGCCATATTATCTCCTAATTAACTATATCAACTATTTCACAGCTATCTGCTGTGCAAGCTAATGTTTGATTACCTATAGTATTATCTTCTTGTTCATAATCAGCAAGTTTTGTCCAATCAATAAACTCAGGCATCTTAGTTAAAAACTCTTTATAGTGTGCTTCATCACAATCTTGATAAGGAGCTTGTTCATAGACCATATCACTTCTTGGCAGGAAAGACAAGCCCGAAGCTATATTAAAGTTTTTATATATCCAAGCCCCAGTATCAAGCCACTCATCTTTACCTACAGATATAGTTACCGATGGCTTGTGCTCACACCAATGCATTGCATACACCTTCCAAAACTCTAATTGTTCAATAGCAGACATATCATCTCTAGTCACACACATATCAGGAGCTTTTATAGGAAAGCTAAATACAGCATTACTTTGACTCCATCCATCAGTTTCCCATGGTATGTTTTGGTCCATCATAAACTGTGTAAGTGGGTCTTTCTTATCTCCACGAACAGTGCGTATGTAATACTGACTATGTCTTGCATGAATACCAGACGCAGAATCTGTGAGTTGTGAAACTGTTCCAGATGGCTTTACGCAAGTAATAGCCGTTGACTGTGGAATGCCAAGTGAATCAGCAAACTCTTTATTAGTGTCTACTGCCACTTGCTTAAGCTTAGTTAAAATTTTATTCAAGTCAGTCTTAGCATCTTTACCATTAGTAATAGCGTTGTCCATTATACCTGTCATGGACACACCAAGCAACCTCTCTTCTGCAGTATTTGTATGCCATATCTTACGTAAGTATGGAAAGTGAGTTAGTGTAGATTGAAAAGTACCTATTATAGTAGCTAAACGAACTTTTTTCTCCAAATCTTTAACAGTATCTGTACCACGTACAATTATCTCAGACAAGTTACAGAATTGGTATGGACGCAATATAATCTCGCTACATGGGTTAGTACCAAAATCATAATTAGAGTCTCGTCTACCATTCTCAGCTGCTTTATTTTGAGCCGCCCCACGATAAAACATACCTCTCTCTCCAGTACCAGACTCAGCAAGTGAAAGCCATTCTCTCATAAATGTATACGAGTCTGGCTTCTCCGTGTAAGCTACTGAATTATTTGACATTTGTCTTTGAGGCTCAGTCTTATAAAATTCACCAGTTTTAGCATGTCTCATTCTGCCATCAGATAAGTTAGACAAACTAATCATAGCAGAACGTCTGACACCACCAGAGACAACTACTTCTCCAACTTTACACATAAGGTCATGGCACTCTATGCTAGATAATTTTCTGCCTTTAGCCTCTTTAAATATTTTTACTGTGAACCTAAATAAATTATCTAACGGAGTTGGTCCAGATGCCCTACCACCAAATATCTTTAGCTTTGCACCTGCAGGTCTAATTAAAGATAAGTCCCAATTAGGTATTTCTCCTGCCCATAATAAAGCTAGTAACTTACGAAAAGCTTTAGCCCAGCCCTCTTTGCTATCTTTTACAATAATAGTTTCTTCTGTATCAAACAATAGTCCAGGCACTTCTGGTAATTTATTTATGCAGTCCCTCTCTACAGAGAAGCCTACACCAGTACCACACATTAATATGTACATAGCTTCGTCAAATGCTTTTGGGTCATCTACTGGCAAATAAGAACAGTTATATCCTGCAGTGTTATCTCGCTCTAATGCTTTACCTGATGTCATCATAGCTCTCATAGAGGGCATAACTTCAGAGTGAAGTATAGCATCATATAATTCTTCCTTGACTTGCTCAGGCATAGTATATTTGTGCTTCTTCAAAAGATGTGAACTCATGTAAGATACATATCTATCTACAGTTTCGTTCCATTCTTCTCTTCTATTTTCATCATCAAGCCATCTAGCATATCTAGATTTGTGAATAAATTGTTGATAATACGTGGGTAAAGTTACGTTACTTTTCATCTTAATACCTTTATAGTTATGTCTTTTGTTTTCATACCTATTATCTCATGAAATAGGTCAGTTAGCATATCTTCCAATATATATGGAAGTTCTTCCTTGTCAAGTGTGAACTCTTCGGTGTCTACTTCAGCAGACACTCTAATCGTTATTTTTGACTTTCTCATTTTTCACCACTGTAATTAAGCGAGATAAATACCACTCGGCTTTCTGCAAGTCTTCCAAAGGCTTGCCTTTATATTTATACCTCCACAGATATTTCAATATATTACCTTGTAAGTAAGCTTTAAACTCACTACCAGTGGCGGCTTCTATAGCATCAATGCACTCAATGCCAAAGTCATTATAGTGAGCAGGACTGTTCACCATATCTTTTTGTTCTTTCAATTTCATCTTCATGTACTCCATGTGTCTCATCAATGTAATGTCACCTGTGAATTTATTGTTTCTTCATTTATACTTAATCTTCCATCTTCGAGTACTTGGTCGGTATCCGTTATAGCAGTATGTACCATGCCCCTTGTAAGTAGAGCATAAAACATAGTGTCTTCTTCTGTCAACAAATTTCTATCATGACTATGGTAAATCTCTACATCAAAACCTTGGTCTAAGTGTCTGATTATAATAGCAGAATCTCCTTTATTTAATTTTATTTTGTTTTCTGACATGTAACTTTCTCCATAAAATGTTCTGCATCTACTATAGCTAGAGGCTTTTGTCTATTCATTTTTATAATAAGAAGAGGCTCTCCTGAGTTTCCATGCCCCACAGCTTGTTCATAATAATTATATATAGTTGTCATTCGTTCTGTATTCTTACACTCAATGTTGTACGGAAATTGCTTATATGCGACTGTAGATAATTGGACATCAGCCCCATTAACTCCCATAGGAGTGGATTTGATGTCCAAGTTAGTTACACTTTTAAGTAGATTTAGGAGTTTCTCCGCCACCCACGTTTGAAGTTTTCTTCCTTTTGCTTTCGCTGACCTCGTTGACATCTTCTTCTTCAATACGGATTTCGGTGATGTTTTTCGCTGGGATGGTGATTGTTTGACCTTCCGCTTCGAGGCTTGGAAAAGGGACTTCGTTGTTGAGTTCTTCGATGAAGGCATTTGCTTTCTCTCTGCTTAGTTTAATTATTTTTGCAATAGAAGAACCATCAGTACCTTTATACTGAAGCGTCATCAGCACGCCACTCTTCCGTAATGTGTGTGTACCAGACCCATTTTGGGTTTCTTCCTTTGCTTGGTAATTGTCTTTTGAACTCGAGGTCTTTCCAACAGTTTGTTTTGTAGGGACAATAACTGCACTCAATCCCCAAGGTCCTATTACCTGTAGGTTTCTTATAAAAGACTTCCTCGACATCGGTGAAACACCTTCGAAAAGACTTTCTTTTAGATATTGATTTAAAAGCGTGTTGTATCTTAGCATGAACTTCCTCCTTTTCTTTTGTTGTGTTCTGTGCTTCTGCAATCGCTATTTCGCCAGTGGATTTATTTAATGCAATCCACCCTTTAAATGGTTTATCACTAGCCATACCATAGCCGTGACCCTGCGTAATATAACCAAAAGCATCAGAGCTTTTAATTCTTTCATACGCATCATCAGGTTTGAATTTGTTTTCAAAAGCAAAAGGCGATGCAGTCTTTATATCGTAAATGCCATCGTCTAATTCAATATCAAATTCTCCCTCAATAGAATTTTTTTTATCAATCGGTAATGTTACTTTACCATGTTTATTTTTTATCTCTATGCCTGATGCTTGTATAATTGCAATCATAAGAGCCTCTAGTACATCTCCCATTGCCATACGCATCTTAAAATCATAAGTAGGAGTATCTTCTTTGACACCTTCTGCCTGCATCTGTAATTGGCAAAGAGGTTTACCTACGTTACTCATACGTAGTCTAAAGTCT